GTCCATCAAGATAAGCTGTCGTACAGCATCTAAGTCATTTACACAAGCGTGTACTTGGCATAACTCGTTCTCTACAATCTTGATGTCGTTCATTGCAAGGTAACGTGCGTCTGCTTCACTAATCCCGTGTTCGTATACAACATCCATGTTGGGAATATCCATGTATGCTAGCTCTTCGGTGCTGATACCTCTGTCTTTGAGGTTGCGACCTATACCAATAGTTTCTATGCCCAAACTGTCTTTGTACACGGTAAGCACCATGCCCTCGTGTTCAATTAGTTTGTCCAAAAAGTGTGATGCGTTGTACTTCATTAGTTGCCTACCATCTTTTTGGCTTTTACGTGTGCCTTTGTAAACGACATACCCGCCAACATATCTTTTTTCATAGCAGCCATGTGCTTTTTGCTGTGATGTTTAGCGTGTTTCTTCATCGTCTCTTGCTGACGCTTAGTCAACTCTTTCTTTTTAGGTTTTGCAGGTGCCTTTGCCATCTTTATCTCCTAATGTTTTTCATGTCCCAGCCACACCGCAAATGCACCGGTCATGGCCCCCGTGACTACACTCACTAGACCTGCTTGAGCGTTTGTCGGGTCGGGCAGAAGCATGAACCACTCCACTACCCGCCAAGCGGATATTGACATCATAATCATCATCAAGCGGGGTAGTATCTTCCACTTGAGAAACCGTTCCATCGTTACTTCGGCCACGATTAATCCTTTCTCGTTCTTTAGCAGACGGTCGCATACACCACATGATACCCATTACTTACACAAATCCTCGTACTTAGTAGTGTGCAGTCTGTGCTGTGACAGGTCACCGACACAATCAGGACTCCAAATTTTTTTTATTAGGGACAATATGTACTTCATTTTTTGCCAAAGAACTTTGTCGCGCTTCTGACTCCAAAGCTTGCAGCAACAATAACGCCCAAGCTGTACTGGTACCATTCAGGCATTTGCTCCAGTTGTTGAAATCCATGTGATACGACATCTTCCATTCCGGGTATAAAGGCTAGTATTAGGGGTACAGAAAATAAGATTACTAGCCATTCATCTTTCCACGAGTTCTGGGCACCCTTGATTGCTTCTAAGTCCCAGTCAATCTCCCCCGTCGCCTTTTTTTCCATAATAGTCGCTTCAGCTTTGGCCGTTGCGACTTTCGCCAAAGTCTTAGCTTTCTTTGTTTCAACCGTTCCTTCAAGCCACGTACCTGCTAGTTGTGTGATTGGTCCGATAAGTAGGTTTAGCATTTCCACCTCTTTCGTGCTTGGCGCAGACGACTGTTAGGATTCTTTGCCGCTTTGGGAAACTTCTTCATCTGCCCTGCAGAACGGGCACAAAAAGACTTGCGCCGCTTTGCTGCTTTGCTTCCGGGTTTTACTTTGCCTGTAACTGCAGTTTTAAGCTTACTGCCGGGATTCTTACGTCGGTACGCTTTTACCCCAGCCTCTGTCATGCCCGCACCAGATTTGGTAGGACGAAAGTTCTTCTTATTGCGGGCTGGCATTTTGTCAGGCTTTCTTGCCACTGGCTTTCTTCCTTTTTCTACCCGAAGCCGTTACCGACCAGTTTACTCTGCGTGGTCCGGTCTTTTTTCTTGCTTCACTTTTTGTTATTCGCTTTGCAACTTTGGCTGGTCTACAAGCAGGGTAGGGACGTTTCTTTTTTTCAGCACCAGAGCGTCCGCACTTCTTGCCGGTTTTTACGTCCCGCCAATCTTCTTTGAACCACTTAGTAAGACCACCCTTTGGTTTAGCCATTAGGCGTACGTCCCACCACGCTTCTTATATGTGCGAACAAGCCAAGCATTTGCGTAGGCTGACGGGTAAACATCAAACTTGCGTTTTGCTTCTGCTTTCACACGAGCATACAACGCTTTGTTTTTTGGTGTTGCGCCCTTTGACTTCTTTTTTGATTTAGGTTTAGAAAAGGGTTTTTTAGCCATGTGTATATTTACTCCCGGCAAAGGTTGTTGCTTTTAACATAAATTAAATAAAAAGTCAAGAGGGCAAGTCGCCCTGCCCCCTTGATTGTTGTTATGTACCAGTGGTTACAGAAGCAGTCTGCTTTGGACCAGTTCCGATATCACACATGATAGCAATAACGCGGAAGCGTCCTGCAGTTACGCCTGCACCTAGTGCTTTAACCTGAATAGCATCGGCAGCAATAACAGTATTGATACCTGAAGCTTTGAGGCTAAACTGGTAGATAGCGTCAGCGTTTCCGTCAACACCGTCAGCAAAAGCGTCGATATCCGTGCTTAGACCTACATCGTAAGTCAAGCCGGAGCCACCCGCTTCAAGAACGTCGAGACATCCTCCAATAACAATTGTGTTATCGGGAACATCAATCATCTGAACGACATCGTTAGCTGACAGGTTCTGGTCAGCAGCATCAAAGATGCGAGACTGAACCATATAAGGACGTGGAACATTGCCGGGATGCCCAACAGTGCCGCCACCGGGAATAGTATGATTATAAGTAGTCATTTACTTAACCCTCCCTTATGCGAAGTCAATGACGCCGCGAACGACAGCTTCTGGGCGCAGAACTTTGCGACCAAAAACGTGCAGACCACGAATCACGTCAGAGAACGATTCAGTTGAACGAACCACTTCGGTCTTAGCAATATGCGAAGCAGTAGAGGTGGACGACATATGACCAGCAAGAATTACATTCTCAGAGGCGTCAGTTGCCACACCAGACAGAGTTACTTGGTCAGTACCTGCTGTCGAGTTAAGCGCAGTAGACTTGTAACAGCGGAAACCAGCAAGGGTGCCCGGAATAGCAAGTCCATTACGTAGTGGAGATGAAGCATCACCCGTTACCTGCACTTCGGCAATCTTGTTGCCAGCTTGGAACATCTTCTCGTAGAAGATTGGTGGAGCTACAAACCAGCGATTCTCTTCTGGCACAGACTGGTCGTCGAGTGTACGTGCCATCAGCAGCATCAGGTTGATGCCAGCATCGTCAGTTTCTACGTTGATTGGAGCGGATGCAGTGCCCAGCGCACTGTTCGTAGTGGTAAGACCACCTGACAGTGACGCATCATCAGCACCAGCAAGACCTGCGCCATCAGAAATAGCTTGCAGGACGTTTGCATCGTATTTACGCTTCAAGGCAAATGCACCTGATGAGGTAGCAAGAGCTTCGAAGTTTACATGCGAATGCCGCTCTTCAATGTCGTCGATTTTGAATGCAAAAGCATTAGCATTATCAACAACCATTGTGATTTGGTCGTCAGCCAAGTCTTGAGCGTTTACAACGGAACCCCGTGTATACGATGAGACAGTGACTGTTGGTTCTTTAATGATACGAACCGTATCGCCAAAGTTTTCAATTTCGCCCGCGTAGTCGGTGTTAGTAATATCTTCTACAACCGAAGCACGACGGAAGAACTTGAGAACCTTTTGGCTAAAAATTTCCGGTGCAAAATTACCGGAAGGCAGGTTTGCGTAACCTGCAGCAGTACCAAATGCCATTGGTTCTTTCCTTCCTTATGAGGTTAGGTTAGTTGTTTAAGTCAATCCGTCCTTCTGCCCGTGCATCATCGAGTTCGGATTCTACCTTCTCGAATTCCCACGGCTTCAAGCTACGGATTTCAGAAGCTTTCCAAATCTTTTTGTTACCTGTTGCATCAGTGCGTACATCCCGCGAGGGTGTTTTTGTAACTGCATCTGCTGCAGAGGGTGAAGATTTGGTCTTCTTCTTGGTTGTGCCGGTGTCGGCTTTATAGAGGTCGATAACCCGTGCCGCCCATCTAGCATCTTTATTGTTATTGTAAATGCCGTCAGAGATTGATTGTGGCTGTTCTTCTAGCCACGCAAGAAACTTTTCGTCCGTCTTGATGTCATCAAAGTCTGGGTGGAGTCGTAGCAGTTCTTCGAAGGCTTTCTGCTTCTCTAGTTTCTGTTCCCGTTCCTTGATTGTACCAAGTTCTTCACGAAGTTTTGCAACCTGTGATTCCGTCTGTATAGACGAAACAGTCTGCACTACCTCAAAGACATCTGGGTAACGCTCCTTAAACTCTTCGAGTTCCTCTTGCGTCCGGGGTGGAGTAACACCTCTAGGCATTTCTGCAGCCCGGTCAGTCATTGTCTTGCGAAGGGATTCTAACTCAGACTTAAACTCTCCGACCTTTTCGTCGTAGTGTCGTTTTAAGTCGTCGTATCGTTTCTTGTAATCGTGTTCAGGCTCTTTGGCCTGTACGAAACTATTTTCTTCTTGCGGAGTGGCCTCTGCGGTGTCCGCTTCTTGTGTTTCTACAGTTTCTTCCGTTTCGTCGTCATCGTCTTTGTAGACATCTGCACGGTGTTTACCACGATATAACGAGTCATTGTTGATTGTTCCGAATGAATCGTTTGGTTTGTTGGCACGTACGCCTCTTACTCTTGCCATTTTATATACCTCTGGTTAGCGGGGCTACTTTGGCTTGTAGGTAGCCGCTCCGGTTGTGTCGGGGCCGTTGTTAACGGGTAGCCGACGAATCTTAATCTGGTGCCTTGTAGAACTCGTGTTCTCCAATAGTTTCTACCAGAATTAAATTCTCTCGCATCCACTGATTGGGAGCGTCTTTTTTTGTGTACCACATTACGTCTGAAGATACGGCGGG